AAGTGATACACCTTTTAGATTTGTACCATGTATGATTTCAGGATTATCATATTACTTATCTATGAAGTTTGCACCACAACGAACACAGGAGATGAAGTTGTTGTACGAGGATGAGTTAGCAAGAGCATTATCAGAAGATGGTTCTCCAGCTAGCACATATATTACTCCGAAGACATACTATCCAAATATATAGGAAAAAAATATGTCAATAGATAACCCTTTTTACAGAGACAGCGAAGCTGATAAAGATGATCATTCTTTTAGAATGTTTAAGAAACCATATAAAGAATTAAATGCAGATGAGTTAGAAGAGTTTAGAGAAGAAATGCTAAGACTAATGAATAAATTTAATAAAGGTGGAAAAGTAGATAAACCTTTAGGACCTGGTGGTAAGAAGAAGAAGAAGAAAAAGAAAAAAGGTAAAAAATAATGGCTAGATTTGCAAAAGGTAGTAGAGCATTAGCGATCTCTGATAGATCAGGTGCAGCATTTCCATATAGAGAAATGGTAAAAGAATGGACTGGTGCATGGGTGCATCAATCAGAATTTGAACCTAAACAACCACAATTAGAACCACATCCTGTAGGAGCTGATCCACAAGGTTTAATGCATGCAAGACCTGCAAGAGTAGAGTTTCCAGTACAAGATATTTTACGTAATAATCCATTTACTACAACAGGTGGATCTCCAACTTTAAGTGTATCTTATCCTTCTAATCAAATTAACGAAGGAACATCTCATGTGAGATTTCAATCTGTTAAAGAAATAGTAGGGGGTGTTGCAATTGCAACTTTAGAATTAGAAACAACTTTAAATGGTGCAATTAATGATACAGTTAATACTTTAACTTTAACTAGTTCTGCAGCATTTCCAAACGCTGGTTTTATTGTAATAGAAAAAGTAAATCAAGATGCAACTAGTGCAGCTTTTGGACAATACATAAATGAAACAATTCAATACACAGGTAACAATACAGGTACAGGAGTTTTATCTGGGTTAACCAGAGGAACAGCTGCTCCATTTAGAGGAGTAACTCCACCTAATACTACAGCAACAACTCATGCAAACGGAGCAAAAGTTTTTGGATCGTATTTAGCAACAGCAATTGCAACTACTGTAGAAGTTGGTCCTACATTACCAAATGGGACACAAGCAACCGAACAACAATTTAATTCTATAACAGTGCCTTTAGTATCTAATGCTGGAAGCACAGCAACAGGAGGCGGTTTTCAGTGTACAATTGGACCCGTTAATGATAGAGCTTAATTATGGCTGGATATACTTACTCAAATTTAACAACAGATATT